ACTGTGGTAGTGACCAAGATGCTGCTAATCGCCGTGTCTTGTCTCTTGACCACTTAGACACCATCTTCCAAAAGATTTGGATTCGTGGTGGTAACCCTAAGTGTATTCTGACTGGATATGACACTCTAATGCGTATTCAGCAACTTCTACAGTCTCAACAGAGATTCATGGAAGAGAAGAGAGTTGTACCAACTTACAATGGTGTTAAGGGTGTACCGGGTGTTGAGGCAGGATTTATTGTCGCAACTTACAACGGTGTCCCAATCATCCCATCTAAGGATGTACAGCCAGATGGTATCAGCAGAATTTACATGCTCGATACTGATTACCTATACTACAGTACTGCGAAACCAACTCAATACTTTGAGTCCGGTATCGAGACTGGCGATCCATTCGCAATTAACAGACTAGGGCAGGAAGGACTTTACCGCACAATGGGTGAAGTTTGGACTACTTTCTTT